TGCCCAATCTTCAACATTATTACCATACCTGAGTTCTATTCTCAGCCATGAGCAGGTTTCCCATACTCACTTGGTAGTTGAAGCTCTAAGGGGTTCCCCGAACAACAAGTAATCTTGCAAGGATTTCTCCTCACTAACAACTGACCATTAAAACAGGGGTCAAACCGAAGGATCCACAAACATAGCCTGTTTTGTTTGTGGCGGGTTGTTTTTCTGCACAATTCTTAATAATATTGAATATTTTATATAACAAATACTCAATAAAATCAAGTTTAATGCCGCTCATAACTCTTAATACGTTGTAATTAACAGCGTAGACGCGAACTTTAGCGGTAGCAGTTCCAGAAACGGTAGGGGAAGAAAGGACAAGCTGGAGGACAGCGTTATCGATTCTGGAGAAATTGCAACTCCCGCTTGGTTGGTGTTCCTCAGGGCGGAGAGCAAAGGAGTAGACATTGATACCACAGTCAGGGGCTCTGGTATGGTGTTGGTAAGGTTGGACCTGGTCGAAGTAGGATCCCTCACGCTCAGAGAAGCGGTCTTGGCCGTTAAGCTGGAGCTTAGCGGTGACGACAGGGTTCTCGCCCCAACAGTGCATGTCAAGGGCAGTCTCGGCAAGGACGAAGGAACCGGCATCAGAGACAGAAGACTCAGTAGCAACACCAGGTGTAGAAAAGATACCAGCAGAGTATCCAGTGGTATTCATCTCATCAGCACCAGGAAGGGTGAAAAGACCAGAGGTATTAACGAAGGCGTTAGCACCAGAAGTCTCGTTAGGTCCAGCGAAAGCGTGGATAGCGTTAGGGAGAGCATCGACGGCATCAGTATAGTTGAAAGGCTGGGCACCAAGGGTCTTGTAGAGAAGACCTTGGCTGTTGAGGGACGAGCAGTAGTCAACGTTAGCATCAGGCTGGACAACCCAGATAAGCTCCTTAACAGGGTGGTTGAAGTTGAGCTTGATCTTGTTGGACGAGGAACCGACAGATTCATCACCAGTGAACTGGAGCTGCTCAATGAGGTACTCGTGAGGGTTCTGGGCCATCTTTCTGCGCTCATCGGTATCAAGGAAGATATAGTCGATGTAAAGGGAGGCAGCAACAAGGGATTGTTGGTAGGCAGTGGTGACAGCAACAGAGGTAGCGGTAGAGGAAAGAGAGTTAGCAGCCCAGAGACACTCGCCGAGAGGGCGGATATCAAGGTTGATCTTGACCTCGTGGTATTGGAGAGCAATAAGAGGAAGAGCAAGTCCAGGGTTTCTGTTGAACCAGAAAAGAAGAGGAATGTAGAGAGTGGTCTCAGGAAGAGCGTTACGAGGAGCGCAAACCTGGGCAGGTCCACCGGTAGCAGCGCAAGGACCAGAGACAGCAGCGAAGGTAGGATCGGTGATGTAGGTAAGCTGAGTGGTGTTACCAATGAGCTTGAAGTATCCACGCTGTTGCTCAGATGTCATTGTGAGCTGGTTCCAGATGTGCATCCAGTCACCATATTGACGATCAATACGTTGACCACCGATCTCGACCTCGACCTGGGCAATAAGTTGCTCACCGATGTAGTCTAACCAACGGGCATAGACAGCGGTACCAGAGGCAGCCATCTGTTGGTTAATCTCAGGGAGAGTAACCTGGAGGTAGGTACGGTAGGCAAGATCTCCATTTCTGGAGATGGTGCAGGTAACACGGCGACCGAAATCGGCTTGGCCAGAGAAAGTCTGTTCAATGGATTCCATGGCGAAGTTAGTGTGACGGCGGTAAGAAACTTTCCAGAAAGTGATCTCAGGGGTTCCAGTAAGGAAGACGTCTTGGGCGCCATAGGCGACGAGTTGTAAGAGAGCACCACCCATTTTAGGTTATATACTTCCTAAAGATAATAATTTCGGGAAAAAACACATTAATTCATTAATAAAATATATTATAAAATAATAAGTTTATGTTGTTTTATAATAAAATAACAACATAATAAGGTTAATAATATATTCGATTCTAAAATATGAATCCCACATACTAGAAATATATTTTATTTTATTCATTTTCAGTTTTCCTAAACAGAATCATTTTTTTGTAAATACAAATTGTGAATATTTAAATTATTATAAATGAATTTTTCTAAATAATCAGATTTATAAATCTCTCGTTTTCCCTCATGTTTTTTGGTAAAAATATATTCATCATCATTCTTTTGGACTTTCCATCCATAATTCAATGCATTCATAATAAATACCATTTTTTGAAAATCTGTTTTAGAAAGTTTTATATGGTCTTCAAGTAAGGGTCTTTCCATTTTTCTTAAACAAAGTAAAATATATATTGACTTTCTATTTAGTATTTTATGGTTTTACGGATTAATTTATTCGATATTTTCTTAGTATATTTTTTATTATATTTTTTATTATGGTTTTTACTATAGTTTTTAATATTGTGTATATATTTTCGTGTAATTTTATGAGATTTTCCGCCAAGTGATTCGGGAGTCAATACTTCTGTAGTTAATAATTTTTTATTTAAATATTCCGGGTGATTAATAAAATCTGTAATTCCCAAAACAATTGGAATATTAAAATTATAGACAAGTAAATTACTTTTAAATATTTTTTCTTCACCAGTGACTACTCTATAATATCTACTATCAAGTGAAGTAGAACGTCCATTACATATTTGTATAAATTGACTATGTAGTGATTCTAAATTGACTGTTGTAATTCGTTTTTTACGAATTGTCTCAATACTTAAAACTCGACTATAGTATCCAGATTCAATAGCAGATTCTTCGCTAACACCATTACATAATAATATATTATCAATAAATAATCGGTTAAATACGGAAAAATAAATAATAAATAATTTACATGGGTCATAATCGTGTGTAAAAATATAATGGATTAAAAATTGTAATTTTGTAAAATTTTCAGATGCAGTGCTAATAAATGTATTTGTAAAAATATCAATAATATATCTGAAATCATTTACTGATAAACTTCCATCGAAATAATCGAAAAATAATTCAAAGATATTACTAATATAAATAAAAAACTGATTTTTATTTTCTACTAATGCTGACGTTCGCGTATCTTTTAATAATTCCTTATCAAATACTATATTTGGATTTCTGTCGCCTTCACTATAGTTTATTTCATATCCGCTCAATTTTAAAAACATACCAAATAAAAAACATATTGCTATAAAATTACTTATTGAATGATATATTTTTTTTAAATCTGCATTTTCAAATATTTTCTTATAATATTTTTTTCGATTATGTTTATAGTCATTATCTTCTTTATCGATTTGTAATAAATCAATAGTTTCAAATAATTTATTGAAATAGTCACAAACATTAGTTATATAATTTATCATATTTTCTAATATTTCAGATTTAATTTCATCGCTTATTTCGATACTAAAAATCAAATCTTTAAAATTATTAAAATCTAATGGATTTATGGCTAAGTCAATTGGCGTACCTGCCGAATCATCATCTTCAAATTCATAACCACTTAATAATTTATCAGTAGTGGAAGTAAATAAATTTGTTAATGTAATAAACTCACTTAATAATTGGGACTGAATACTTTTTTCAAGGTTATCAATATAATCACTTGAAAATGATTCTTCTCTAACATGAAAACTTGCGCCACCAACTATTAAACTAGGAATTAATGCAGTTATTTCACGAATATGTGCTTTTAATGAAATATGATAAGCTGCGTTTGCCTCACCATAACTACCATCACTTACTTCAGTATATTCTTGAGTAACAATATGATATAACCAAAAGCATATTTGGTCATTAATATCAGAAAAGGAGGTTATATCTTTTTTATCAAAATAAATTAATTCTTTACCGCTTAATTTATGTATAAGACTAGTAATAATTTCAAAAATTCCTTTCTTTTCATATTCATCACGATAATTAACTCTGTCTTTTTGACCAGTAATACGTCCAGTATCATAACTTAATATATTTATAAATAACAATTTAATCGAATCTAACACTTTACCATCATATAAACAATAATGTCCATCTGTGAATTGGTTTAATTTAATCGGAATTTTTATAGAAGACGCATATTTTGCATAATTAGTAAGAGTTACACTTTCTCCAAATACTATCGATATTTTATCAAAATAGTCGAGAGAAATACCTTGCATTTGCTCATTTATTTTAGTTGCTTTTGCAATATAATCTGCTTTTTTAACAGCATTAGTTAATGTACTTACATCTATACCAATAAGACTATCAATTTCAGCTCTATTTGGTAATACTATTTTGGATTCGGTTTTTGTTATTCTTTCAATTTCGTCTTTCGATTTTTTTAATAATTCAATAGCTACATATGTAAGTATTCTCTCAATATTTATATTCGATTTACATTTAAATCTAGATGTATTCGGATTTTCTGTTTCAGGTATTGATAAACTAGTATCTAAGCCAGATTTAAATTCGTCTATTTTTGTATTTAACGCATCAATACTTTGTAATTTTTCCTTTATTTCTAAAACTTGATTAATCGCTCCATCAAATGGAGTTAATGGTACACTTTTAAACCGATAAAGAATGAGTGATGTATTATAATGATAAATCGTATTTTGTGATAAACATCTTGAATATAATGAACATAATCGGTCAATTGTTGCAAAAATAGTTCTGCTACGACAAGGATTCAATGGGTCATTCATTTTATCGATTAAATTTACAGCATTTGCTTGTTCCCAATCGCCACTTCGTTTTAAATCGAATAATAATTTAATTAACCATTCTTTATCTTTTTCTATATTAGAAGGATTGATTAATATTTTTAATTTACTTATACTAACCATACCTTCACCTTCATTGATTGATTTTCCTTTAACTGTAAGGTCGATTGATTGTGATAAATATTTAACACTAGGTCCACTAGAGTGTTTTTCGTCAAAGTCTATTTCAGGTTGACCACTAGTAACTAATTGTTCTTTTTTTTTTAAAACTACTTTTCCTCCAGATATTTTTGCAGGCGTTATAGGCTTGTTTCTTAAAAAATCATAATTAATACCCCCTCCTCTCTTAGATAAATCTTCGATATGTATTTTAAAATCATATCTTCCATCTCTATCATAAATAGCGCGATTTGGTTTTAATTTTATTTTAAAACGGTCTTTACTGTATATATTACTGTCATATACATAATAATCACCTTCTGTTGGTTGAAATCTATAATAATTTTTACCGTTTAAATGTGTTTCTGTTTTAGCAGAATCTGCAATATTCAAAGCTGTTACTAGATTAATCACTTGGTCCATTTTTCCAAAAATACTATCCGGCATATGAGAACCTGCATCAAATGATATATATGTTTTTTGTCTTGAGTTTAAAGCAGTATCACCTGTAGGCGGAAAGAAAAAGTCTAAAATAAATAATCCGATTTGTTTTTTTTCTGTTTCTGAATAATTTTTATTCCAATTTTCTAACTTACCAACATTTAATTCTAAAATATCTACACCATTCACAATACTAACAGGTTGTCCAACAATTTCTCGATATGTCATTGTTCTACGTGTATTTGTGCGTAATTCTAATGGAAATTGGTTTTCATACCAAATAATAGTTTGTTCTTCTACTTCTGACGCTGATACAGTAGTATATATTGAATGTAACCATCCATTGAAATTTGACCCAGAAGACCCAGGCCATAAACTTTTCAAATATATTAATAGATTATTACTAACCGAATCCCAACAAGATAGTGGGACCCTACCGCCTCTATCATTAAAATCGTGTATATTATCTGCCCCTGCTAGTTTACGTTTAAATTCTTCTGTTAATTTCCATTTTAAAACAGCAACACGTGCATCCAGGGGTACATCTATTTGTGAGGCTTTTTTTGGGGGTTTTTTTGGCGGCATTTATGATATTCTATATTATTTAATATATAATATAATTATAAATTTTATTTTATATTTTATATTTTACATAATAAAAATATAAAACACCATTGTTATTACTATTATATTAATCTCTCTATTTCAAAAAAATGTCTTCTAAAAAACCAATTAATACTCTCGATGAAAAACATAGCGAATTAATGGCGCACTATCATATGAATGAAACTGAATTGCTTCCTAAACTCGAAATTGAAATTGATAATCTTAAGTTAAAAGTAAAGACACTAAAACCAAATCAAATTGATGAATTTATGGAAATTAAAGATACGATTCGAAAAAAAAGGCAAGAAATAAAAACAATTAAAAACCAAAAGAAAAATTATCTGTTAGATAATTCCAAATATATATTCGAGTATTTCGAACAAAAAAAAGATATTTCCAGCGGTAATAATAAGCAAAATACAAATGTATTAAACCATTTTTTTAAAATAAAATCCACCGATTCTTCCAAAACAACACAACAGTATATGGCCTCTCGTAGCCTCTATCAAAACTATTGGAAAAATGTCAATAATGAGATTACGAATTTACAGGATTATTATATTTCCTCGGATATTTGTATAACATGTGAAAAGGGAGAGATGATTCCTCAGGATGAAGAAGGTATTCTAATATGTAATAATACAGCTTGTGGTAAATTTATCACCTATATTGTAGATTCATCGAAACCTACGAATAAAGAGCCGCCGAATGAAGTTTCTTATACCGCTTATATTCGACTGAACCATTTCAAGGAAATTCTCTCCCAATTCCAGGCAAAAGAGACGACACAGATTCCCGATGAAGTTATTGAACAGATAAAATCGAGGATTAAAAAAGAGAGAATTAAAGATTATTCGGAATTAAACTATGATAAAATGCGAGAGATTTTGAAAAAGTTAAGTATGAATCGGTATTTCGAACATATCCAATATATTAATTCTCTCTTTGGGATAAAACCACCGATTATGAATGAGGAACTACACGAGACTCTTTGTGTTCTTTTTATAGAGATACAGCAACCATGGGCAGTACATTGCCCTCCGAATCGTACGAATTTCTTCAATTATACATATACTCTCTATCAGCTATGTGTTCTTTTAGACCAAACACAGTACTTACCCTATATACCAATGATGAAAGATCGAGAGAAACAGTTAGAACAGGATATGATATGGAAGAAGGTATGTATGGAGTTAGATTGGGAGTTCTTCCCGACAGTATAAACCATAGAGTAAATGAAATGATTATTAGATATTTAAGAGAAACAGAAAAATCTCTCAAAAACCCAACAAATTTAACCAATAAAAATAAAGAGAAATATATATAATGGCGAATCTACCAAATTTTTCATCTATAAAATCGAGTTTTGGAAACTTATGTATGCCTTCGAAAGTTTATTTAGTACTTTCTGTATTATTTTTAATATTTACAGCATTTAATACTTTTAGTTATATGACATTTTTTGTTAAATTCATTTTTATTTTATTATGGATTATATTTATTGGCTTATGGTCATTTATGATAAATTGGGTTTGTCAAAAAGGGTATGAATCTATTTCATGGTTATTAGTCATTCTTACATACGTGTTTTTCTTTTTATTACTTTTATTCGGAATAGATATGATGAAAAAAGGCCAACAAGTTGTACAAGGACAACCTGTTGTAGAAGTAGACGAAAAAACACAATCACAACATCAAGAAAAAGGAGAACAAGGAGAACAACCACCAAATAAACAAAAAGTAGAAGAAAAAATCCCAGCTCAAATACAACCACATTATAATAATACCGATTTATATAGTAAGCAAAATCGTCAATATGTATCTGTATAAATATTTCTAAATAAAAACATGTATCATTCTTTTATATATAAAAGAATAATGTATAAATTAAATAATAAAATATCCAAAAGAATATCAAAAAAAAGGTCCAAAAGGGGATCCAAAAGGATATCAAAAAAGAAATCTCTCAAAACTATAAATAAAAGATCTAAAAAACAATCTAAAAAATATAATGAAAAGATTCATCCAAAAGTATATGAATCTTATTTAAATTTAGGAATAAGAGAAGATCCACAATATGTCGATACAGAATTTCAAATACAGACTCATCCATATTTGGATACTCTATCAAAAAAAATACTATTTGATATTATCGGACAAAATACATATTCCTTACTACCGTATTATTTTATCCCAAATATAAATATCGAAGAACAAGATGATTATATAAGTGAAATGAATTCGGGGAATTGTGTATTTTTCGCGAAAAAGGTATTAAAAGAATTAAAAACACAAGGAATTCAAGGATATTTAATTCCCGCGACTACATTACAGAGTTTAATACAACCTGGATTCCCCGAATTTTGTCATTGCGTAGTATTAGTAAGAACCGCGGAATATTTTATAATTTACGAACCCGCATTTTATATTATAGAACCTATTTATATTCCAATCGATGGAACTCCTAAACAATATCAGATTGATATTTATGAAAACCCATGGATGTATCGATATGATGAAACTACAAATCGCATTCTAGTAGAAGATGAATCTGGCGAACAATTATTATATTATTATTTAAGAAATATAGAGAATCCATCGACAGCCATATCGTATCCTGTGAATATTCATAATAGGCGATTACCAATTGTGAAATACGATCCACTAAATAAAAAAAAACAGGCGCATCTCTCCATACGGCTAGATACGAATTGTCTGGAAGGATATCAATATACCGAACCAACCGAAACAATAGATAGTACTGATAGAACTGATAGTCCAAATTATGAAAACAATGGTTGGTTTCCTAGACTTGATTATAAAGATATTTTAGATTCGGAATTATCAGAAAGAGAGAAGAAAGAAAAACTAGCTGAATGGGAAGGTCTCTCTCAAAAACAGTGTAAGTCATTACAATATAATTTACCAGACTTGATTGATAAAATATTTTTAATTATAAATCATCATTACCATAAAGGCGAATGATTTACGAATTATTATACACATTTTCGCATCGAAGATCTGCAAAGTACCCGGTCAAATCCATTCATTTCTACCCCTGAATTCGGCATATTGAATTAGAATTTGTATAAAACAATAAATATGTTGTAAAAAATATAGTATCTATATTAGATAATATGTTTCAGAAAATCTTTCAGAAAGAGTGATAATTTACATGACCTTAAGACCACCGATGAGGTTAATACCTAGACCGGCACCAGCACCAGAACGGGCACTTTGTCCCATAGAAGGGATAAAGACATCAAGGATGCTAAAGGTAGCAGCAGCCATTAAACCAATGATAAGGACTTCCTCAATATTAAGAGATTTCTTTGGGATGGTATAGGCAGCAACACCTACAATAAAACCTTCGATAAGATATTTAATCGCGCGTTTGATTAATTCACTAAAGTCGAATGAAGCACTCATTTGTATATATTATAGAAAACAAAAAAATATTAACCTTTAATAAAAAATACTTAAACAATTCTCCTAAATAAATATATAATTATCAATGTCAGGTTTCGAACGAAAAAATATGGAAAACGGTAAACCAAATCCAAATTATATTGATTTATGCGATGAAGATCCGACTATTGCAGGACAGAAATTCGCTTGTCTCTCATTTATATCGCCAGAGAGTATCCTAAAAAAGCGCGAATTATATTTATTCGAACAATTTTTAAAACAATGGGATTTTAAAAAGTCGATGGATAAATTCCACGATTTTATTCAATTCATTTCGTTTAAATATAATTTAAAATCCGAATCTCTCATAAACGATTATACAGAATTTATCCAAGAGGAAGGTATTAAGCTAAAGGAAGCGTCGTCTGTAGAGGATGATTATAAGACATTTTTAGATAAGAACGAAGATGTATTAACCGAACGGTTTCAAAAGGCGAATCAATTTCAGACATCTGTTCGTGGATTAAAAGTGCGTGGTGTATATAATTCACAAGAAGAAGCAGAACTTCGCTGTAAGAAGCTGCGCGATTTAGATTCTAGCCATGATATTTTTGTTGGGCCAGTTGGGATTTGGATTCCTTGGGACCCAGATGCTTATAAGACGGGGCGTATCGAGTTTATGGAGGAGGAGCTTAATCAGCTACATAAAGAGAAGGTACAGAATGAGGCGAAAGCAAAGGAAGAGTTTGAGAAAAGAGTAAAGGATTCTAAAAAGAAGGCGATCGAGGAGAATATTAAGAATGCACAGAAATCGGGAAACAAGCTAACACAGACGATGGATGAACAGGGTAATCTAGTGGGTGTCAAGGAGACTGTCGATTTTGAGAGTCGTACAGCGACCACAGATGAGGAGACGAAAGCATATAATGAGAGTGTTTTAGAAGCGAATCAAAAATAATAATTATTTTACTTCATATAACTATTGACTATCAGGTATTTTTCAATAAAGTGTTAATAAATATGTATTTTATATATATATTTATATGAAGGGTGGAAAAAAAGATACTTTTATAAATCAAGCTCTTATAAAAGAAGCATCAGATACTTTTATAAAAGAAGAATCTATATTTGCTTTTTCTAAAAAAGATGGTATAACTATTCCATATACTTCTAAAAAAGATGGTCCCACTATCCAATCTACATTTAATAAAACAAAACCATTAATTTTTGAAAAATCCTTAAATATTGAAAGAGAACCACTTGGAAAATTACAGTCAATGTATCCAAATCATTTAAGTTATATTGATAAGAATAATAAATTATATGTAACCCCAGTGCTAATTGGTCAAATTGATTTAAATCTTGTAAAAATAAATGAATCAGAATTTGGAAACCTATTTGATTTAATTTCAAAAGGACAAGTATTTAGTAATTTATTAAAAAGTAGTCAATATAATCATGAAAAAGTTAATAAGGATAAGTTGTATAAAGCTTATTCTTCTTTACTGGATGTAAATGATGAAAAACAAATTATGGATAGTATTTTTATATTAAATTTATTTGAATTATTAAATTCTAATTCATACGAATCATTTTTTTCAAAGACAATAAATTTTAATAGTGAAATAAAAGGACAAAAAGATGTAAAAAAGGGAGGAGCAGGACCGGAGATACCCGACTACCTACGTAATCAAATAAACTTGCAATATGCGAGTGGTGGAAGGGAATTAATAAGTGACAGTTCAACATTTATTACAATATTTTCTTCAATTGAAGCAATAAATATTTGTTTAGGATCACCAATCAGTTTACTAATGATATTTGCTATAACACTAGTGATATATTCTATTGGTATTAGAAGAGTTATAACGAATTCTAGATATTTAGTACGAAGAGTATTACAAAGAGATATACGTTACCCACGTTTAATAGCAAATATTAATGTAGATTCTTTTGTTAATTATCTCGAGCAATTTAATTTTATAGTAGCTGATACTTTTTCCCAAATTGTTAGACAGCAATTTGCGGAATATTCGGCTAGAAACTATTTAAACTCAACGAAAATCACTCCTATTAAATATGATAAATTAAAAAGTGAAATCATTCGTTTTCAAAAAGATCAAGGGTATATTTCAAATGGAGAAAATGCTTTTGATAAAGAAGTTATTGTTATAGAAGATGTAGTATTAGAAAATCCAAAGTTTACAGATGAACAACTACAAGGATTTTTAAGTGTTGTTGGAGAGAATATTGAGTTTACAGAAGAGGGTAAAGCCACATTAAATCTATTGAATAATACCCAACGACAATCTATTAAACAAAATCTTACTCGAATCGTTAATTCTACTGATATTACTCAACATAAAAAAGCTATATTTTTAATGAGATTACCAGGATTAAATCCAGCGCCAGCAATTCAACAAATTGAAAAAAGAACATATAAGACAATAAATTGTCCAATATGTGATAAAAAATTTTGTTTTAATACTGAAAATAACTATATTCACGAAAAATTTGATGAGACAGAAATAGATACTGTAGTACAAGAAAGAATAGCTGCTGGTGGGGTTGATACACCAGAATTAAGAGATGAAATCAGACAACAACTATTATATTATAGTAAATTAAATATTTTCCCATGTAAACAATTAATTCAATCATTAAGTGCAGAAAAAGCAATAGAGCCACGCTATACTTTTAATACACAATTTGGCGAAGAAATTGATACCCAGACGTATGGTAGTAAATTAACATGTGCAAATTGTTGTTTTGAAGGTCTTACACATATTGATGAAGGTGTATGGCCGTTATATTTTGGAGCTATTATAGATAACATAAAAATAGGAGATACAAATTTTAATTTAGTTGAGGAATTAGTATCCAACTTATCCCCTATTGAGCTTAAAGAAATAAATAGTGTAAAATATGATATTCATTCTTTAGGATTTGTTAAATTAAAACAAGCAAAAGAAACACATACTGTAATTAAAGAAGTTATTGATAAACTTAGAAATGATGGAGTAGCAGATGCTGATATACAAACGAGGTCAATGGAAGAAATTAAGGTAATTGGATGTGAAATATGTCCTCCTGAAAAAACTGGTAGATTATTTAGAGTTTTCAAAAAAAAATCAATAGAATTATTATATTTGCATTGTTCAACATGTAATAGAAATTTCAATGGATGTGATTTTAGAGAACAATATAGACAACCATATATTTTAAAAAAGGATCAATTTCAAAGATTTTTACAAAGTAACGATACATGTACATTTATTCAAAATGAAGGAATATTATTACGAAGACAAGTCGGAATGGTTAGAGTATCAATGGAAAAATTTAAAGAAATAAAACAAACAGAAATATCAGCTAGATATTCAGATGAAGAAGCAAACAAAGTATCAATAAAAAAATGTCCTGGATGTAATATTTTTAGTAGAAATGAAGAAGGATGTTCAAGTATGACATGCAACCAATGTCGTACATATTGGTGTTATATATGTTCACAAAGACTTCGCGTCGATCATGATGGAGCACATTTCCTAAGCGAAATTCCCCAACCATATGGTTCAGTTTGGGGAATACAATGTAAAAATGTAAATTTCACTGCAATAGATCCAGATGGACGTCATGGTCAACATTTTAATACTCGACAACCACAATTTCAAAGAGAACCAATGGTACCTAATCCAGATTTTGCTGACTTAACACGAATTACTTGGAAGAAATGGAATTATTTAAAAGAAAAATATCGTAGACAAGGCAGAAATGAAGAAGCAATTGGAGAAGGTAATAAAACATGGGCTAGATTAGACGCACTTAGTTATAACCCACATACAGATTGTATTTACGAGCTCGGAGATAATAATGATCCAGCTCAACTTGCTAGAGGCGAAATACAAACATTTTTTGAAAGATGTGATGCTGGGTTGGAACAACCTATTCTAGACGCAAGATTAGTAGACCCCAGTGATGTTTTAGAAGTACTAGGTGGACCAGTAGAACTTCAACCTATCGCACTAGCCGTACAACAACAACAACATCCTGTAGAACCACCAGAATTTGATATTGATATTATTGATGAAGAAGAACGAGAATTACAAGAATTATTATTTCAACAACTACGACAACAAGAACAAGAAAGACGAATTGAACAAGACCGCGAAGAAGAAGAAGAACGACAACGAGAACAACTAGAACTTGAAGAAGCAGAACGTCAACAAGAACAACTAGAACTTGAAGAAGTAGAACGTCAACAAGATAATTTTGAAGGAGTAGATCCAGCCGAACAACAAGCATTGTTAGATGGTTTTCAGCAACAAGTACTTATACAACAAGAACGTATACAACAAGAACGTATACAACAAGAACGTATACAACAAGAACGTATACAACAAGAACGTATACAACAAGATGATTTATTAATTGGAGAAGATATTGGTGAACAAGAAGCATTGTTAGCTGCTTTTCAACTACAACTAGAAGAAAGACATCAACTAGAAAGACAACGACGTGAAAGACAACGACAAGAAAGAGATAGAAGAAACCCTCCCCCTCGAGGAGATATGCATGGACAAGAATTATTATTCGCTGCTTTTGCACAAGAACGACAACGATTACAAGAACAACACCGATTACAAGATCAACAACGATTACAAGATCAACAACGATTACAAAGACAACGATTACAAATACAACGATTACAAGAACAACACCGATTACAAGAACAACAACGATTACAAGATCAACAACGATTTCTAGGAGAACCTCAAAATAGACCAGTTGTTAGAAGACCAGTTGTTAGAAGACCAGTTGTTAGAAGACCAGTTGTTAGAAGACCAGTTGTTAGAAGACCAGGTTTTAGAATAAATATAAATGATGATGATGATTTCCCAATTCAAATTGTAGCAAATAGAGTATTTGCTGCTGTGAATCGTGGTATAGTTAGAGGGAGAGAAGAAGATGAAGAAGATGAAGAACATGGAGTAATTAAGAAAACTAAGATAGGAGGGGGAGGTAATGAAACTTCTCCAATATTACAACTTATTCCATGTATTGTAGATTCATATCTTAATCGGTTTGATTCACCAGTTGATTTTAAAACAAAATCAATCGATGAACAAACCGCAATAATTCAATCGAATTTTAAACTACTAGAAACAATAGCGATAGAACAAAATAATGAAAGATATATAAAATTATTGAAGAATTTAGAAGATTATAAAGATAAAAAGGAACAAATAATTACTATAGAAGATATAGAAAAAACAATCGCATATTTAAAACGTAATCAAGAATTAAACGTCTTATTACCTTATGATATTATTCCATTAATAAGACAACAAGTGAGTATATCTATTATTTGTCGAAATATTGATTCTTTGGATAAACAAAATGTTAAGCATATATGTATATATCCATCAGAATTCGGTTATCTTCTTCTTTTCAAACATGAAGTTGAATCAGAAAAAGTTAGATATACGTGTTTTAATTATGGTCCTATAGAGTTTGCTTCTAATATTGATGCAGATATGAAATCTATACCACTTGATTTCAATAGTATTAATAGAATGGTAACTTCTTATAATGAACGACTAGGATTTGATTATGAATATAATCTTTCAACTATTTTTAATGATGAAGCTTCTTTGAGATATATATTTGAAAATATATTACCTTTTGAAAGTAGAGAACGATCTATTGGAGGCACATATTATAATATTCAAAATCTAACTAAGAAATATAAACCAATCAAGAAAATAAATAAACAAAAATATAAAAAAACCGCAAAACGTAAAAAAACGATTAGAAAAAATAAGGTTATTAAACGTAAAAAAACGATTAAAAAAAGATATTAAATGATAAAGTAAAAAACATACTCCTTTATAAATAAGTATGTTTCAATAAATGGACACTATATAAACTCTCTTTTATAAAACAATAATTTTTGTATAATATGCCCATAATCCTAAACCAACAAAACATTTCGCAGTACAGTCTAAAATATTCATTGCAATATTCTTATATTCTTCATTAAACATATATACAACACCATACAATGCCCAGATACTTACAAATACAGAGAATAGAGCATAATTTGCAAACACATATTTCGGTTTAATAAATGTCATAAATATTGTCCAAAACATGATAATAAAGGGTATAAACCCTAGAATCATAGCCGTTAGGCGTACCATTTGTCCAACTTCACCTAAATATCCAATATAGAGCATTAAATAATTCATTAATATTATAAATAACATGACAGGTAAATGAATAGGTGTATTTGTATTTTGTCCTAAAACGAGAGAAAGGACTATTAACATCATCGGTGTAGTAATTGCCCAATCTGTATAGCGCATCATTGTAATATTCGCCCAATCAATAGGAATATCGGCTTTATTGAATTCTTCGATTTTTTGGTCGAAAATAGAATAGAAATATCCAGCAATAATGGAAATACATGTTTCTAAATTCATTACATGTCGTACCGATGGTATGGTTGTTCTTAATGCCTCGATAAATGTAATTGTACCCGTCGTTAATAATAAAACATAGGCGAGCATAAACGAAAATTTTACATAGTATTGTACTGGATTTTTTTGTTTTTCTTCTTTTTCTTTTGGATTATCAATACCGAGTGGTTCGATTGTATTCACTGTATTCATTATAAAATATTAGATATATAATATACAATATAATATCCGATATTATATTAGAATATATAAATATGAAAATGAATATACATAGTAGTAATAAAATAATGCTACTATTATTAGTTTTATTACTACTATTAATTATTAGTATAGGATCAATTCAATATCATAATAAGAGAGAAGAAGGTTTTTCAATAGAAATTCCTAAAAAAATATGGACTTTTTGGGATAATACTGATATTCCAGAAGTTGTTCAAAAATGTATAAACACTTGGAAAAAACAGAATCCAAATTATGAAATAACGGTTGTAAATAAATCGAATTTATCCAAATATTTACCTGGTGTCGATTTTTCTAAAATAAAACATATTGAAAATTCACCAGAGAAGTTTTCCGATATGGTACGACTCCATCTTTTAGCGAAATATGGTGGGATTTGGTCGGATGCATCCGTAATTTGTCTAAAACCATACGATTCATGGATTCCCGATATGCAAGAAGGGGCTAGTGCAGAATTCGTTGGATTCTATATCGATAGTTTTACACTTCCGCAATTTAAAGAAAGCTCCCCTGTAATTGAAAATTGGTTTTTCGCTTGTACAACTGAGTCAAAAATGGTAAATGATTGGTTAAAAGAATTTCTGCGGATTTCGGATTATGATACTGTTCAGCAATATGTGGACGCAGTGAAAGCCGAAGGTGTGAATATCCAAAACATATCATCGCCTACCTATTTATCTATGCATGTTGCCTGTCAGAAAATTCTACAGAAGGGGGCGAATCGTCCGTATCGTTTCGCTTTATTAAAAGCCGAGGATACCGCATTTAAATATTTAACGCAGAATGAATGGGATTCTAAGCGGGCTATCCAAAATATATTAGATTGTAAGGATTCTACCAGCGGTTTAGATTCTATAAAAGAAAACTGTAAGTTTCTGGATTCTCCAATTATTAAAATGCGAGGGGTCGAGAGAAAAGAAATAGAAAAAATGGATTATTCGAAGGTATTTTCTTAGAATGTTATAGGTTGTTGAAAGGGTATAACTTTAAGTTATACCCTTTATAAAGGTTATATGTTTAACATACTTACTGGAAGGGACTTGCTGGAAGGGACTTACTGGAAGGGAAGGGGTCGTAGGGGAAACCGTAGGTTTCCCTACCATTTATTCTTCTTCACTGTTATCTGTGGTCCAGCGCTCTTCTTTTTCGATTTACTAGGATCGTACGCCTCCTCTTCATCATCAGCCAGATTCTTCGATATTTCCCAGAATTCTTTGGAACCCAACTTGAAATCGGGTCGGCTTTCGGCCTTATACCAAAAAATCTGATCATTTAATTTATTCGATTTTGAGTTATTATTAATCACCAAACATTCATAATTCTCTGTCGTCTGGTCCATGACAGAATTAAATGCTTCCAATGTAGGAAACATAGACGCATAATTCTCCCAAATCCTCTTCCGATTTGTCATATATGGCTCTCTTAAAATAAAAACGTAATCTATATTGGTACGGAGATTCGGGGGAATACCAAGGGGGTACTGCATTGTAATGATCAACATTATCTTCCAATGTCTGCCGTTCATAAAAAGCAAGCGCATCAATTTATCACGAGTCCAAGATTGGTCATAAAGACAATCATCTAAAATAACAAAGGCACGGGGATCGATCGTCGATTTCTTATATTGGGTCAATTCAGAATTGACTTGTTTTAGAACCGTTTTTTGGCGCCGCAGAATATTTTCGATCAATACTGTATTATATTCTTCGTGAATAAAGAGTTTAGGAACATGGGAAGCATAGAAACCATTACCCGCCTCTGTCCCCGAAATTACAGTTCCAATAGGGATATCTTGATGGTGGTATAATAAATCGCGAACTAAATACGATTTACCAGTATCACGACGCCCAATCATGACAATAACAGGTCCTTTATTTTCATCTGGTTTAAAAGTAATCTCTCGCATATTGAATTTTCGTAATTCTAATTGAGCCATTTTGGATATATTATAGGATATAAAATACAAATATATCAAATTACGCATAATAATAACGCGGATAAACCATCATTTTATAGTATTAACAACATAATATACGAGTATCATGTCTTCTACTAAAGATTCCTTTTCGATTGGATATAAGAAAATAGCTCTACCAAATAAACAAGATTTAGAAACTCTAATTATGACTGAAACATCCGAATCGAATTATAATCCATTTAAAATAAATAATCTTCAAAATTATAATCCGATTTATAGTGAAATATTCGAATTAAATAAAAAGAATTTTAATTCAATTTCTTTAAATCAAAAAAAACAATTTATTTTTGATATTCAGACGACCCAAGAAAATTCTGTAAAATACGACGAATGTTTTATAAAATATTCGCCCTTATTAGACCCTTTTCGATATTTAACTGGTAAATATGATGTAAAAGATACATCTCTCAAAGTACTACCAAAAATAAGGGAAAAATCGAATGATTCAACTGATTCTTTCCATAAATTAATAGATCCAAATAACGCATCTTATATAGATAATTTTTTCTGTTATTTAGTTAGTCAATTAAAGAATCACCATGAATTTATAAACGGAATTGATTATTATGGATCTTTTTTAGGTATTCAAGAGAGATTTCGTGTAAATATTGCAGATGATATGGATTATTTACGTAATTCTCAAGATTTTTTAACAAATAAGGATATTCTTTATGATATTGATATATTAGAAGATGACCCTTTTGCAAATTTTGGTTCTAGAAAAAATAAAGATAAATTAGTTTTTCATAACCAGTCAAATATCTCTCATTTTTCTGTTGAAGATTTAGATTCTATAGATAATACGAATGAATCTATTAATAACAATGAAGTGAATAATGATATTGAAAAAATATATGAAAATGAAGAATCTGATGATGACTCATCCAATGATAGCGAAACAAATTATACTTCTGATGAAGAGGACGGTGAAGATCACGAGGAAGATGACGATGATAATAGCGCTATAGATCAGGACGAGGATGAGGATGATGAGGACGAGGAAGAGAATGATGAAGAGGATGAGGACGATGAAGAGGAAGAGGATGATAGCGCTATAGATGAGAACGATGACGAGAACGATGATGATATACCCATATATGCATATATTCATGATTTTCCAATACAATTAATTTGTTTAGAACCATGTAAAAATACAATCGATAGTTTATTTCAATCCGGAGAACTGGATGAAAAGACCGCTGCAGCTGCTTTAATGCAAATCATTATGTCATTATTAGTATTTCAGAAATGTTTCCATTTTACTCATAATGATCTTCATACAAATAATATTATGTATATTGAAACAGAAGAAGAATATTTATATTATCAATTTAATAATAAAATATATAAAGTACCGACCTATGGAAAACTCTATAAAATCATCGATTTTGGACGTGCTATTTATAAATTTCAGGGTCGAACATATTGTAGCGATAGTTTCTCTCCTGAAGGCGATGCAAATTCGCAATATAATTGCGAGCCCTATTTAAATGAAAAAAAACCCCGTCTAGAACCAAATTATAGTTTCGATTTATGCCGATTAGGATGCTCTATCTTTGATTTTATTTTAGACGAGGATTATCTAGAACAAGATGATAGTGAAGAAATCGATGATTTACAGCGAACAGTCATTCGTTGGTGTTCCGATGATAATAGTAAGAATGTTCTGTATAAGAAATCAGGTGAAGAGAGATATCCGAATTTTAAACTCTATAAAATGATCGCCCGTACGGTTCATAACCATACACCGGAAGCCCAACTCGACGACCCCTATTTCAGCCAATTTGCTTTATCAGATAAAAAATCTAAAATAATAAATTCCGAAAAAATAATAGATATTGATAATTTACCATGTTATATCTAGTAAAAGATGAATAAATATTGAAAATATATAATAAATATTTTCAATATATCGTATATTAGTTATTTTTTATTCCTTTTGGTTTTTTTATATTTGTTTTGATATAACTTTCTACGTCTTGATTTAGATGCCTTTATTTTAATAGTTTTTTCAGAATTACCACCAGCATGTGAACCATCATGTGAATGTACTATTACACTTAAAACTACTGTATATCTATCTATAAATTGTCGTAATCTAAGTATATTCGTTTTTTGATCGTATAAATAAGGAAATGTATAAAATTGTTCTTCAAAAACTTCATTAATCAATGTGATTCGTTCATTATATTCAGGATTTATTCGATATTTATGGTGGGATCCTTCAAGAGGGGGAATTAAAAATTGTTGCGTATGAGGATACCTAAAATGTAAGGGTTTAATAAAATTCTTATGTCTATATTTTTCTTCTTTGTAAAAACTATCTATAGAACGTACATATTTTACCTTTAATAATTCAGTTAAATTTCCGTGTTCCTTACTTATAAGTACAATTTCTGGATATAGTACACCGATACAATTTAAACTGGATTCTTCTTTAGTAAACAATGGAACAGCAATTCGCTGTTTAGCATCTTCCAAACATTCTAGATCTGCACGAAGTTTATCTTCTGGACCTCCTGGAAAAGGATACTCTTCGGAATTATAAAACTCCCAAAGATCAACTGTATCGAATATAATTATACCATCTAAACCCAATTTTCTGCATGCAGATTTTATATTAGAATATGAAAATTGACTAAATAAGCCTCTTAAATTATCTTTTTCTTTAGATTTACCATTTTTAATTGAAATACCAAATAATAATGATAATATTGATAAATTACATAGCCTTAAATCCCTTTTAGCCTCTAAAATTACAACACAGTTATTTTTCAATTTCGGATTTCGAATGAAAAAATTTCCTTTTGGCGATGAGTTCATATGTGTTATATCTTTTTGTAATTCGGTTGTAGTAACACTTGAATTATGCTGTGCAGGAGTTTTTGTAGCTTTATCAATATCTTTATAATAAATTGTTCTTACGAATGTGTTTGCTATTTCTTCATCTCCTTCTATACGAAATCTTTCTATACGAAATATAACCTTGTCAGGAAATAATTCTCCGGCTGCTATCATTAATGCTATTAATTTATTCATTTGTGATACTTCTAGTCCAGAAGGAACTGTTATTGTAGGCGAATCCGTAAAATCAGGTGAGTAATCGTCTATATCCATAGTTGTATCCTCACTCGCCACAGCTGTATCCTCACTCGCCATAGTTGTATCCTCACTCACCATAGTTGTATCCTCACTCACCATAGTTGTATCCTCACTCACCATAGTTGTATCCTCACTCGAAAAATCGGGAATAAATACTGTTTTTATTTGTTCTAGTAATTCTCTTTCTTGTTCTTCTAAACTTTTAGAGTTCTGATTGAATGGATTGATTGGATTGAATGTATTGAATGGATTGAATGGAGTTTGTGTAGTCATTTATATATTTAAAAGATATTAATTAGAGCAACCCTTTCATCTATATTGTGAAGACAAATTATTCTGATAAAAATTTAATAAATCCTTGTAAGAGTATTTTTCGCATCCATTCCAGGTTCGCATATTCATACATTATTACATGATGTCCTATACTTGAAATAATATGAAGACATGCATGTATTATATTCGCATAATCGATATCTGGATCAAAACAATATTTTTTTAAGAAATACCCTCCAATATATAAATAACAAACAGCTAAAAAGCAAATAATCGGTATATCAGATGTTTCTTTTACCTGTCTCGTTTTCCAAAATAATGTAAATCCATAGATTACAATACATACTATTATGATTTTATCTATTATACAAATGATATCATGTATGGAATAATTGATTACTTCTGGTAGATTTATTGGTTGATAAAATATTTTAGAATGTATAAACACAGATGTAGCAGTTAGAAGTAGGAATAACCAAGCATATGGATATTCTTTATTCCAAGTATTATATAGAAAATTACTAAAGAAAACGAGAGATGAAAATTCTAAAAGTTTCATATAATTTCATATATTTTATGAAATTATTTATTATATTTCAATATAACTATTGATCCTAAAATGTCGGAATATCTGTAAAAATTTGAGTGGCTTCTGGATTTAATGTTTTGGTCTCTGTAATGACATTCATAAAATCCTTAATCGATCCATTCATATTCGATAATATATAGGCAGTAATAAGTGTTGAGCTAAATACCATAATACCATCTCGTAGTAATATTTTTAATGGTTTATATTCTTTATCAATAAATTTCATTTCTATAAATCGTAATAACAAGAAAAGAGTTGTTGTAAAGAATGCTAATAAAAAAACAGTTTCACTATCCATTTCAAAAATCCGGATATATACATTCTATTTCATTCTTTTTCTCTTTATTATAACGCGATTCAAAATTATACAATCTTCTTTATAAATAAATCACCTAATTTAATTCTACAATATCATTTAATAAGACATCGTCATTCGAAGAAGAAGACCCATTTAAATCAAAAATATCTAATATTCCTAAATCTATATCTCCAGTATCTATTTTAAGACGTTCTTCATCATCATCATCTTCCTCCTGTAATTTACGTTGCATAGTACGTTCCATACTAATCTCTTCCAATCGTTCAATTGTCTTTGGATTATGTTCTACAGATTCGACTTTATCATCATAAATAACAGAATCAAAGTCGTTAAATGAGAGATGTGTTGTAACTGGTTCATCGTCTATATTTTTTATAGAGGGTACAGCCTCGAATGGTTTATCTTCATCCGATTTCTCTTCATCCGATTTCTCGTTATTCTCCATGGTTTCATTTCTATCTGTAGATTCATCTTTTTCAGATCCCTTGACTAATTCAGGTTCTTCTACTCTCTCAATAACAACCTCCTCCTCTCTCTCAATCGATTCATCCATATAAGCCCGAATAATTTCCTCTGTAGGAATACTCTCTCGAATCGCAGTTAAAATACAATCCTGAATAATAATTTCCATCTCTCGACTATATTTCTGCTGCTGTAATGCAGTAATACCCTTCTCAAATAAATAAATATTCATATATATTTTACGTGCAGCATGAATATAGACTTTATGAATAAAAGCATCCAGTTTTGGAATAGAAATATCGATCTTCTTCTGTTTATTTCCAACACGAATACATGTGAGGACTTTTAATTGGATAATATGTACACATGTGATTAAATCTTCTAAATAATTACATCCACTCCTCTCAATAATACGCTTTCTCTCTTCCTCAATAATAATAGAATTCCATTTTGGAACTCGTGATAATAGATTTTGAAAGGTCATTAAATATTTATTCATCTCATCCGTATCTTGACAAAGTTTCCATGCCTCGTTAAAAATCGACCGTATACCATCACTTACTAAAGGTGTGAAAATATTAACTAGACGTGCGCACCATTCATTACGCGATTCTTGTAAATTTGAAATGACAAAATCGTCCATTTATATAAATCCAAAGTTTTTTAAATCGCGGTTTGAACGTAAAAATATATAGTCAAACATATAAAGCATTAATAATTTTTCTGATCTATATTCGGGACGGACTTTATCGAAACATAGAACGGTTCGACTGATTTCATAATCCGATATGGTTGATTTCGGAGATTTTATCCATTCTATAATATCTAAACATGAATATCCATTATCGTAAAGTTCATTAGATAAATTCACAAAATCGGTATGTGTATATTTACTAAGAATATCGAAACTGAACTCGGAACCAAAATCTCTCACAAGTTCATTCGTTTTATGTAAATTAATAATTTTATTAGAAACAAAAATTTCAGGAATATAAATTTCACAGAATCGTGAGAGAATCGGATTTAATAATTTATTCTTATTTTCTACAATAATAAAAAATCGGGTATTTATACTAAATAATTCTATACATCTACGAAGAGCACTTTGTGCATCGATCGTTAAAGAATCAGCATTTAATAAAACAATTGTTTTAAATAGGATTCCTTGATTCGATTGAATATTCGATTTTGCGAAAAATTTGAGCTCGTCGCGAATAAATTTAATTCCTTTTCCATGGGCGCAATTTACTAACATAATATTGGATTTCATAATTGATTTATTCTCTCCATATATGAGATTTAAGAACCAATGAACAAGAGTCCTTTTTCCAGTACCGGACGCACCATGGAAAATAATATGGGGTATTTTTTTAGATTCATAAAAAGTGGATAGTCGCGATTTTATTTGTTGATGAAGTTTATCAAAATCGGGTTTTTGAAAATCCATTGGGAGAGAATTATATATATTTTATAAAAAATTCACTAATTATTTATATATATTTTCTCTCATTTACATATTTCTCAATCTCTCAAATATATTCACAGATTTCGACTTTCCATTCGCCAGAATCAAGAACAATGATTATAAAGGGTTTACCACATCCATAGATCTGGCCACTTATAAATAATTCATCGCATACTTCTTTTGGAGAATGTGGTGGAATCTGTTCGCCGTTAGATTTATATGTACCATGGCGGAAAATCTTACAGTTGAGTTCTTGAATAATAATAAATTCTTTACAATGGGGACACTGGATAATATTTTCGGATGGATTCATTATAATATAAATGAAAAAATATTTATATTATTTTTTGGGGGTTTCAAAAATGTAGATTATTTATTTTTTGGGGGTTTCAAAAATGTATCTATCCTAATTTTACTATTGGTAAATGCTTGTTTTGGACAATTTTAACGATTTTTGAATTTTCTGAATCAATAGATTCCATCATATCGATAACAGTATTTTCTGTATTTTTTATAGGTTTCTTTTTAGGTGCCCGATGTTCATATCCTTCGACTCTTTCTCTCAAAATAGTTTCCCATAAACTCTGAATATGTGGGAGAGCCGCTTCGAACCATTTCTTATTACGACGAACTAAAACACACGAATATTCATCGAGATACCAATAATTAATCTCAAATAATATCCACTCTTCACCGGCTTCTTGTTTTGCGGTTTCAATCCATTCTAAAACATTCTTTTTACTATCTTCAATAGTTAAAACAATACTCAATGGACTGAATTTATACAAGGGTGGTACTGGAGTGCAGTCGCGTCGTATAAAGTATAGGACCACACCTTTTTCACTCGAATCCTTAGTTGTATCGAGCCAGAATTCTTCCTCGGACTCATATTCTTTGAACCGGGTTTCGACGAAATCGCATTCATCGAGATCGCAACACTCCATCTGAATTTGCATCTGTGTCCAATAGGCCTCGCTAGGAATACCATCTATATCGCGATTTACAATATTTTTGATTTCTAACATACGACCATAGAGTGGCGATAACTCGTCACAATTAATCCCATCAGGCGATGCCCCTATGAAAGGATAGGTTGAATGTGGAATACATCCGAATTCATCGATCTTTGTTCGATTTTTGAACTCATAAAGTGCAACGGTTAATACTTCGTATTTTGTACCCCAATGCATAGGGGAGGCCGTATTTGTATATCCACCGGATCGATCATCTTGAACAGTAAAGGGTTTACATTTTTCGTATATAATAGAGTTCATAATAGCATCCGATCCGAATACTTTATAGAGATTACTTGCTGTCATAAGGCTATGTCGGAATTCATACCATTCAGATGTTCGTTGGATAGGTTGCGGTATCTCTCTTAACATATTGAGCCGTTGACGAATATATGGAATATTTATTTTAGAAGAAAGAGTCAATTGATTGGATGGCTCAGATCGCTGTGGAATTTGATGAATATCTAAACAATAATCAAATGTCGATTCTGTGAGTTCAATAATTGTATCGAAAATTTCATCATCAGTTTCTTTACACGTTTCTGAGAGAACAAGTCCATCGAAAATTGTATGCGATATTTCTGATATAAATTCTTTTAAATAATCGGGTTTTCTAAAACGAAGAATTTCGTCTTTTATTGATAAAAGATCGAAAATAAAGGATTGAATATTTTGTTCGATTTCTTCATATTGTTCATCTGATAGAATTGTTTGTGACTCTTCCGATTCGGAAGATTTTATGGATTCGGATTCTTCGTATTCCGAGGTTTTTTCATCGTATTCACTCATTCTTTTAAGATATAGATACTATAAAAATAGTATTTATATAATATTTTGAATCAATTTTTTGTCATATTGAAAAATGAATATTATTTATATATCCACAAAAGAATCATCTGACGGTAGCAGAGTTTTTCCAGGGAAATATTTTGATATTTTGTTACTTAAACCAAACAAAAATTCTCGAGTTCCTAGTTCTTTCCGAAATTGTCCAATCCAACCATAACCATCAAATGTATGATAAATCATTCTACATAGATATTCTAATCTAGAAAAATCAGTTGTAGCCAAATCAATTATTCCATTAGGAAATAGATGTTCGAATTTGATTACCTCCGATGTAGTTACCCAATGTTCAATTAACTCTTTATCCTCCGGCGATATTTTTGGAAAAACTTTACGTAAAAAAGTATCAAAATTTGCATATACTAAAGTACCATCTTCTGTAATTCGTTGTTCAATATATTCTTTCATATGTTTACGTTCTTCGACTTCTCCGAAATCAATTAATTGTACATCTTGACTCACTGTTGTGTTAACGTGAAACGATATTTTATCCGAAGCATATTCACTCTCAGTAACAGTTTTAGTATACCCCGTTATAAGTATATTACCATCATTACAATCAGGATTTAAATCTCCATTTATAAATATACATAGTAATTTTTGAAATATAGTGGTTAATATATCCATTGAAATAATTGCATAATGCATAAAAAATCCTAAAGTAAAACCATCAATATAGTCCATTGTTATAATACCAATATTCAACGTTCTCTGTAGATGCATTTTCTGTAGATGCATTTTCTTAAAATATTGTTCATAAAAATACGTAAAACAATCTGTGCAAAATTTTTGTTTTATTAATTTGTGTGATATTTCCAAAGTTTTTTTTCTTGTGGGTGTATTTTTGGTTAAATGAATAGACCTCATAATATAATCTATTAATGGAATCGTATTACCAGTTATACGTTCATATGGTTCAGGACATATTCCTAAACGACTATATTTTTGTAAATATAAAAATTCTTTTTTTAAATTTTCCTCTTTCATAGTTTTTTTAGGTGCTCTTGCAATTTTATAGTGAAGTTCGTCAAGTTCTTCGTCTGATATGATACACCATTTTAGTGCAAAATTTTTAGTGTTTGTATGAATTATTAAAACAATCGAATATAGAGAATAAATAATTATTCTTTCAATAAAAAATCCTGAACGAAGCCAAGTTAAAGACAATGAATCTGTACTAAAAATATCTTTTGGCCAAGTCCATTTTATACGTCTTTTGAATGGGTTTTCAAATTTTGTTTTAGTATATACTTCTGTTTCTGTTGCTCTGCTTCGCTTTGTTGGGGATTTTTGTTTTCGTTCACTACGTTTTTCTGTAATACCTTCATTAGTACTTCCTCCCCTCTTTTTTGTATTTCTATGATTTTTTTTTATTTTATTTATTGTACGTTTCATCTAAATATATATATACAATATTTTTCTTTTTTTTTATAAATAATAATAATAACATTCTATTTCGAATTACATTCTCTTCGCTTTTTCCAGTGCCTTTGCCGCTTTCAGAGTCCTGCAATCTGGATATTTCGCTCTTAGCTTCGCCTCGCGTACCTTACGCTGTGCAGTTGCAATTGAATTCTTCGTTGCGATCTGTGCTGGTGTAAGTGTCGCTCTTCTCGCATGATACTGCTCTCGATTCTTCGCTCTTACTTCGTCCGTCTGCTGTCTCTTCGCAATACGCTCCTTATTATCTTGGTAATACTGACGAATCTCTGCGAGATGAGTCTGGTAGTAATTATCGCGATATTGACGGACTTCGGTGCTAGGTGTGAGCGATGGATCGTAGTCAAATACAAGCGATTCTTGAGATTCTTGAGAAGTATTATCCAAAACATCATCGACTAACTCTGGAATAACTACTGGTGTAGTATTTGCTTTCTTCGTTTGATATCGGCGTTTAGCATCCTCGCGCAGCCTCTCCTTATTCGCAGCGTAGTATTCTCTTGCTTTACGGCGCTTGGCTTCTTCTGGCGATTCAGCAGTAGCAGTAACTTCTTTTTCAATTTGGTTTTCTAAAACAATGTCTTCATTTGGTTCATCAGCAGTAGTTTCAACGATCCGAAACTGAACTTCGAATTTTGTTTTCAAAAACTCAATCTTCACTTTCAACCACTGAGGTATCTCTTCGTTTATCTCTTTGGTAATACCAATAGTTTGCATTTTCAGGCGTTTTTCGTTTTTGGGGACTTGTATTCTTGATGAATTGTAAAAAAAAGATTTCAATTTTGTAGGGGACAGTCCTGCCGCTACTACTCACTACATATTTGTGCGAAGCGCCCGTACTTTATTCTTCAGAATCAGATTTCACTACCCGTTTAGGTGTCAGAGATTTAAGAGTAGAAACCCTCTTTGTATCCATAATTCTCAAAGTAAACATCCGATTTGTCGAATTAAAAAACAATGCCGGAATTGATGTAATAATCCCCTTTTCTTTATCATAAATAACATCCTTGGCCTTTTGTAACTTTGCCTTATCGAGAGAATCAATAAAAAATATTTTCAGACTCTTAATATCTTTAATCGGTAAACTATGTTCTTTTCCATATCTTTCTGCGAATTCATGGAGTTTTTGAGTTTTTACGGTTTTATCAATCTTATTCCATGCATCCTTTTTATTCTGTAACTTCTCATTTTCTAAAAGAGTATCTAATGCAGAAAAAGATGCTGCCTCTGCTTCAGATTGTGTTTGAGAAATAATGACAGATTTATATTTATTAGAGGATAGAATATTACTACTATCAGTATCGAGTGTCTGTTCTAAAACAGTATTTTCTGGTTCTACCGTCTTCATATTTGGAAACATAGATTAGGAATCTATTCTTTAAATAGTATACGGAATAATGTTTATCTTGTTTTTCTTATAGTATTTATTTTACACATTATAACCTTTACTATGAATCCCCGATTTATCGGTTATAAAATTACTTCGCAGTACAGTTACCTAATTACATTAAAAGATACCGACCCAGAGGGTCGGCTTTTCACTTCATAGTAAATGTAAAAATGCGTAGAGTGTCTTGATAGAATTATAGTGATGAACCATAATAAATCATATTATTTCGTCAATTCGGTCTAGCCATGATTCTAATAAGTGCGGTTCGGCATGAATATCAATATTTCCATCAATGAATAGAATACGATCCTCTTCATATAATGAAATCATAATATCATGATAATGATTACACGATTGTAAATATTCTAACGGAATAATATCTTCACCAAGTCTAGAACGTTGTAAAATCCGTTTATGACATATTTCCGGAGATGTTTTCACATAAATTATTTTTTCAATAGGAAAGTCCTTTGAAAATGTATCAAACCATTTCAAATAAATTTGATAATTTACATGTTCGATTTTACCATTATCATATAACATTTTTGCGAATATATGTCGGTCTGTGAATAAACTACGTTCAGTAATAATAATTGAATTTTTATTTTCTTCGACCGTTTTTTTCAAAAGTGCTAACCGACTAATATACGCCATCATTTGAAATGAGAATGCATATTTTTCTTGGTTACTATAAAATTTTTGAAGAATAGTGAATTCATGTTCATCCTTTATTGTTTCCCATTCATCGACGGGTTCTTTTAGAAATATAATTTTTTTAGGATTAGATACACTATATTTCCGCATTAGTTCTGTAAGTAATGTGGATTTCCCTGATCCAATATTACCTTCAATCGATATGATAATATTTCTTGTTTCGGACATATATTATAGTAAAAATAATGTATATATTATATTTTCTTATATTAATTCAAATATCTATCAATTTTATAAATTTCGAATTTATGAATTCAGTAAAAATCTCTCAAATATAAAATCACTCAACTATAACAATGGAATCCACAGAAATAAAACAAATTATTATTCAAGAAAATTCTATAAAAAAAGAAAATAAAAAAATCGAACCAAAACAGATAAAAAAACGCGTAATTACGACACATAACGCCTGGAGTTTTACACAAGACGATTTATCGGCAGAAAATCAATGGATACTCTTAAACGAAGTATATTCAGAAACAGTAGATTCGAAAACAATATCAGAAAATACGAATAAACCAAGAGAAAAACAATGGCTTACCTCTCAAATCAAATCAAAAATATATGGATATTTAGGACAAGACGTAGAAAAACGAGAAAGAGAGAAAAATAAAATAGTAGATCCCGACGGTGCGATTCAAATCAATCTCTCTAATATCCTCCAAAAACTGGTCGATTCGAACCTCGATTGTTTTTATTGTCGAGAGAAAGTCGCAATATTATATGAAACAGTGAGAGATCCAAAACAATGGACAATAGAACGTATTAATAATAAAGAGGGACATCATTTTGGAAATATCGAAATTGCTTGCCTACAATGTAATTTAAAACGTAGAACCATGTATCATGAGAGATATGTTTTTACAAAACAAATGACGATCCAAAAGATTGAATAAAAAAAATAGTATAATTATCTCTCAAATATCTATAATGTTTAAGAAATTCATATATACAGATAGATTTGGTAGATTATTTGAATCAAATGAAAAAATGAATCAGATAGAAGAATCCATTCAGGAGCTAAAAGCCACCACTTTTCTAAAACCATATATTTCGCCGAATCTCTCGCAAAAAGGAATCGCATCTATTCCACCTCAATACTTTAGTGGTGTACAATTAAAAAATTTATATAGCGTACCAACAATTCTCCCATCTTCAAGAAAAGTCACGATTGCTGTAATCGTTGCCTATACTTATCCTGGATTAAAAACTGATCTAGCTACGTATTGGACAAATCCAATTAATTTCGGTCCAAATTCAACACCTCCTGCTATTAATATTTATACAATGTCTGGTGCTAGACAAAATGGTGGTTGGGCACAAGAAGAATGTCTAGATGTACAAATGGTATGTACAATGAATCCGAATGCGAATATTTGGGTAGTCGAAGCCAAATCAGATAATTTATCAGATTTATTAGTAGCAATATCTTATGCAAGAACCACTATAAAAGCCGATGTATTATCCATGTCTTGGGGTATGTCCGAAACATCTTCTCTCACACAATATAATTCATATTTTAGCGATAGTTCCGCATGTTATTGTGCAGCAAGCGGTGATTCAAATACCGTATCCTGGCCTGCAACAAATGCAAATTGTATCGCAGTAGGTGGTACAACACTCATATGGAATCCAAATTCTACTATACAACGTACGGAATATACATGGAATTCGGCCGGATGTGGATATTCTTCTATTATTCCACAACCCACATATCAATCCAATATTTCTTCAATAACACATACAAATCGTGTTATTCCAGATGTATCTTTAATCGCAGATCCAAATACATCTGTATATACAGTATTTAATGGTAGCTGGTATGGTGTCGGTGGAACTTCCGCAGCAACACCTATTTTCGCAGGTATTCTCTCATTAAGTATCCAACAACGATTTAATTTAGGAAAATCGGGGCTAACTACTGTATGTAATCCAATGAATTCTACGAATATACAAAATTTCTTATATAAAACAGTATATACAAATCCTGGACAATATTCATCATTATTTAATGATATAACGATTGGTTCGGATAATGGTTCTGTCGCAGGAAAAAATACATTGACTACCTATAATGCTGGAATAGGGTTCGATGTAACAACTGGATTAGGGTCCCCTAATTCTACGAATTTATGTAATGCCTTAGCAGCTATTTAAACATTTCTCTTAGCGGTGAATCTGTCGAATTCACATAATCCCAGGTATCTTGAAATTTTTCAAAAGTATGTTTTTCATTGAAATCTATATTACCTATTTTACCCATTGGAATACCTTTTAGATATCCGTGAAATGCACAGTGTTCCAAGTCTAACCAAGATACTTCAACACCACAATCCCAGAAACCTGGACCTCGTTTATATTCGCCTTTTTCTTTATATACTGGAGCACAGTCCATACAATATCCTATTAGGACACCACGCCAAGATGCTCGGTCTAAACATTTTTCACATTCTGTACCAGTTCCTGGTGCTTGGTCTAAAATCCAATCGTATGGGAATTGCCTGGCGAATCGATGCCCCTTATAGGTTTTATATGTTGGAAAATACTCGATTGGAAAACTCATTTTAAAAATATGTTAAGAATATATTTTCTGTATTTTATAGAAAATATAATATCAATTTTCTTGATTTTGAGAGATTTTTTTATAAATCATTTTCTTCGATTTTTTGGATTTCTTCGATTTTTTGGATTTCTTCGATACTCATACGTTTCCAATGTTTTATACTGAATAATAGTATATTTAATCCAGTTCCTATACAACTACTCATAATCACATAAGGATTTTCAATACAGACCCCATAAGATATACCAAGAAGACCAGAGAGAATCCAAATAGCCCATATTTTTGTAGTAGGTTTCACTTCTACATCATAAATCGTAGAATAAATTTCTGGAAAATATCCAATAATACCTAACGCATTAGAAGCGACTGATATGAACCCATAGTAATTTTCTGTCATTCCTTTTATTTCTAAAATAATAATTATATTGTTTTGGATATCATTATTTTAACCTACCAATAACACCCATTTTCGATTTGTTTATAATTTGGCGGCTTATACTCTTCAGGAATATCTGTAATCCAATATTGATTTACAGGTAAATTTGAAGAATCGCGCTCTCTTTTACTGAGAATACCGAATATCGTCTGGATAGACCCACCAATATAAATTGCATCCTTACCAAGCTCAGAGTGTATTTTATGACAAAGCATATGTCCATATGCGCCGCATCCTAAAAGTGCAATATCAAAATCTGCCCGTTTTATTTCTTCGAAAATAGCATCTAATGTCTCGAAATAATTCTGATGAGGACCATTATTTAAGAAGCAATAGGGGAATTTTACTGTAGAGACTCCAGCCAAGGGCGGAAATTTCTCGTAGATTTTATAAACATTTCCAGAAGTATATTGTTTTTGAATAAGCCCATCGAAAGATGAAATCGCTAATAACCTTTTCCCATTTATTTTATCAAAAATTGAATCAATACGATCGTAAAATTTCGTTCCATTCATTAAAACTAAATTAGTTATTCTAAAATGTTTTATAAAATCTTCTTTAAAATGTTGAAATAAAGTCATTGGTAATCCATCGTGAACATAAATTTGGGTTTCTTCACAACCAACAACTGACACTGCTAAATGCTCGAGATATTTCAAATAGTTCGAATTTAATGCAGTAACATCGAAATTAAAATGAGACCCTTTTACAGATTTATCATAATATCCAGAAGTAGTATATAACCAATTTACCATACTCATAATAAATTTCGAAATTTGTTTTTTTACTTCTGGATGTAAAAATACATTATGATATCTTATTACATAAGTTAAAAATAATAATTCAGTCTCAGTCATTCCTAAACGTACAATTTTCATTTTTAGAAGTATATACGTATCTAAAAATGAAATGTTTATATGTTATTTTTTATTTATTTTATTTTCGATTTTTATTTTTGATTTTTGATTTTCTAATTATTCAAGTTGTTCGTCTATTTTTTCAACTATTTGTTCGTCTATTTTTTCGACTATTTGTTCGTCTATTTTTTCGACTATTTGTTCGTCTATTGTTTCGACTATTTGTTCGTCTATTGTTTCGACTATTTGTTCGTCTATTGTTTCGACTATTTGTTCGTCTATTGTTTCGACTATTGTTTCAACTATTTTATCGTGTTTATTATTTAATTCTTCATAAATAATGTTTTCCAAAACACTCGTTTGTTCGAGTAAATTAACAGATAATTCTACTGTTTCAATACTACAGGCTCTCGCCGAAATATCATCTGGTAAAATAGCAGAAAATGATAGGTCGACTAATGTATTTGAAGCATCGACTAACCTATGTGAAATATCCCCAGTAGTTTCTACAACTTGTTTTACAGAATTCATACAACAATTTAAGAAAAGGAGAGAAGACATTGTATATATTTTTTAGATATTTATTTTAGAGATTTTTACAAAACAAGTCTTTATTTATATCCTCCTAATTTCTCATATATTGTTTTTGAAGGACACTGGTCTATTGTCCATTTAATTTGGGGGCCCTTTTTATCCATTATTAAAGGCCATTCTGAATAAGGAATCGCTTTACTAGTTGGTCTCTCCATATGTATAATATCATAGAGGCCACGCATTCTTCTCTCTAAAGGATTTCTTATTTTCAAATATTTCCTACTATAGAACTTAAATGCCCATTCAAATTGTAGGGCTGCTTGCCAATCGGGAAATCCTTCTACTAATAAAATTCTCGACCAAGTATGTCCCTGTTTAACCTTCATCGTCGTCGCGTGAGCACCACCCTTTATCTCTCCACGATGCTGTCTTAAACGATGTTCTGGATCGACAGTAGCCCCTACATAGGTCGATCCATCCGTACATTCTAAAAGGTATACAAAAAACTGTTTTTTATCGGCATTTGAATCAGTATTTGAATCATTTGAAGATAAATCCATTGATAAAATTGACGCCGAAAATATAATTATAAAAGAAAATATAATTATATTGTTTTAGAAAAAGAAATGCAGAAATCCGTTTTTGATAAACTAGAATGGGAAAATCGATTATCGATGTATAACAATATTACGTCAGTACTAAATGACCCCAAGGTGAATTACCAATATTCGGATGGTGCGCAAAACGCATTAGAAGCGTATATTCGAAAGGACCCTAGGCTATTCTATCACGATTATCGTATTCGAAATCCTAAACCAGAAGGATATTATCGTAAGAGATTAGAGCAATTCATCACGGATTCAGATTCGGATGGGGAGGATGACCAGAATGCCGAAACGAATAAATATTTATTTAGGATAGAACAAGAATTCGTAATCGATATGAAGCGCCGATTATGTGAGGCGAATAATATTTGCTGGGCATATACATATATTCGCTGTCCAGTTAAGCAGTGTCCAAAACAACATATTCTCTTTGAACCATCGCGAAAACAAATGCTAGAATATTTCGACCTCTTTCTATAAAATATTTTATTTTGGAAAAATAAGAAAATCAGAAAATTAGAAAAAGGATATAAACCTATTTTTTTTTATTATTAAAATGACATCTCCTATAAATCCATCATTTATTCAGCAAAATTCGAGTATTTTTGAACAAGAAATGAATGTTACGAAACGCGATTCTAGTATAGAAACCGTTTCATTCGATAAAATTCTAAAACGAATCAAGGGCCAAGGCGTACGTACAGATGGTACACAAATTAAATTAAATTATACTGGATTAGCGATGAAAGTCATTGATCAATTATACGATGGAATTTCTACCACAAAAATCGACGAACTTTCAGCAGAACAATGCGCGTCTCTTTCATCTACCCATCCAGATTATAATGTACTTGCGGGTCGTATCGTCGTATCGAATCACCAGAAAAATACTTCAGAATCTTTTTCCAAAGTAATGTATCAACTCTATGGTTTTTTAGATAAACAGGGAGAATCCGCACCTCTCGTTTCACATGAACTTATCAAAGTAGTGGATGAATATGGGAATATGTTAGATGAACTCTGTGATTATTCCCGTGATTTTCTAATTGATTATTTTGGATTTAAGACACTCGAACGTTCCTATTTAATGAAAATCGATGGTAAGACGGTCGAGCGACCACAACATATGTGGTTACGTGTTGCAATTGGAATTCATGGATTTTCAATGGACAGAGTAAAAGAGACATATGAACTCATGTCACAGAAATATTTCACTCATGCTACACCGACTTTATTTAATGCGGGTACTCTTAGACCACAATTATCGTCGTGTTTTCTTTTAGCGATGGAATCGGACAGTGTAGAAGGTATTTTTAATACATTGAAAGAATGTGCCCTTATTTCGAAAATGGCGGGTGGAATCGGACTACATATTCATAATGTAAGAGCAAATGAATCCCATATTCGGGGTACTAATGGAACATCCAATGGAATCGTACCTATGTTAAGAGTATTTAATAATACAGCGAAATATATTGATCAAGGAGGTAAAAGAAGCGGCTCCTTCGCGATCTATTTAGAACCTTGGCATGCGGATATTGAAATGTTCCTCCAGATGCGTAAAAATCATGGGGATGAGGAACTGAAAGCGCGCGACCTTTTCTACGCTCTATGGATTCCCGATCTTTTTATGAAAAGAGTCAAAGAAAATGGGCTATGGACTCTTATGTGCCCCGATGAATGCCCTGGCTTAGCTGATATCTATGGCTCCCAATTCGATACCTTATACGAAAAATATGAAACAGAAGGCCGGGGTCGTGTTACGATGAATGCTCGCGATTTATGGTTTAAGATAATGGATGCGCAGATGGAGACCGGGACACCCTACCTATGTTATAAAGATGCAGCAAATCAAAAATCAAATCAGAAGAATTTAGGCACCATAAAGAGTTCCAACCTTTGTTCCGAAGTATATCAGTACAGTGATGCAAATGAAACCGCGGTTTGTAATCTCGCATCCATTGGTCTTCCTACGTTCATTTTACCCGATAAAACATTCGATTATGAAAAGTTACACGAGGTCACAAAGACAGTGACGTATAATCTGAATAAAGTCATCGATATCAATTATTATCCGACTGAGAAAACAAGGAAAAGTAATCTAAGACATAGACCTATTGGGATTGGTGTCCAAGGCTTAGCAGATACCTTTATTCTAATGGGTCATCCCTTCCATTCCGAAGAGGCGAAAGTCATAAACAAGCAAATATTCGAGACCATTTATCATGCCGCTCTCGAATCCTCTTGTGATTTATCCGAAATAGAAGGTCCATATGAGACATTCCAGGGATCACCCGCTTCAAACGGCCAACTTCAGTTCGATCTATGGAACAAAGTATTAGAAGAGAATCGATATGATTGGTCAGCCCTTAAGACTAGAATCCAAAAGGTCGGTCTAAGAAATTCGCTTCTTCTTGCGCCGATGCCCACTGCATCTACGAGTCAAATATTAGGATTCAATGAATGTATTGAACCCATCACCAGTAATATTTATAGCAGGAGGACGAATGCCGGCGATTTTATCCAGGCCAATAAATACTTAATGATGGACTTAATCGACAGGGGATTATGGTCAGATAAAATTAAGAATAATATTATCGCGAATAATGGATCATGTCAACAGATTGATGGGCTACCTCAGGAAATCAAGAATAAATATAAGACGGTTTGGGAAATCCCAATGAAACAGCTTATAGATATGGCGGCCGACCGTGGTGCATTTATTTGTCAAAGCCAGAGTCTCAATCTATGGCTCGAAGATCCGAATTATTCGAATCTGACATCGATGCATTTCTATGCTTGGTCAAAAGGATTGAAAACAGGAATATATTATTTAAGAAGAAGAGGGAAACATCAGGCACAGCAGTTTACGATCGAGCCAGAGAAACAAACTAATCAAG